GCCAGCGCCGCGAGCATGATGATTCAAGCCATAACTTTCAATGCTGGCGCTAAGATTTTTCGTAAGGTCATGGCGAAGCCGTTCAGAGAAGCAAATAAGGTGATCCGCCCACTTGGCCTGGGAGTCCAACTCTGAGGTTTTATCATGGCAACGAACACCGTCACAGGCACATTGACTTGCTCGGATGGAACCACCATCCCATTGAAGACTGAGATCGCTGAAGGTACTGAATCAGATTTGAAGACCGACACCGTTTATACCGTTTCATCTCAAAATGTCGGAGATTACAAACCTGGCGGAGTAATTACCGCCGGTTCAGTCACCTGCGATAATGGCGTGGCCTACTGCTACATTCTTTCCCAGGGTTTGGTTGCGGCTTTGATCCCCTTCGGCATTAAGGGAGTCATGCAAGATGTACCAGCTCTATGCAAGCCATACAAATTAGCGGCTGGCGATAAGGTGCGAATCCTCTCAAACACGGCGGCACTACGGACGGGTTCGCTTTCAGTATATACCGCGTCTGGGGTTTCAAGGATTTTTACGGTTTTACCGACGGGCGGCGCGACCAATGAGCTAATTGATTTGCAGACAAATAACAGCATTGGCGACACCCTCCAAAATGAGCGCATAGTAAAATGGGTCGGTTGCTCGGTGGATGGCTCCAAGATCGAAACGAACGGGTTCTATGTCGTTGATAACTTGGGAAATGTCGTCGGAGCCTGTCCGGTTGCCGACCCCTCAGAGAACCAACCCCAAATGAGCGCCGCTTACAATGTCGGGATAAATCTAAACTATGTCGCCCAATATCTCACGAACGCATAGGGATGATTGAAAATGGCTAAGATGACCAAGACCCAAATGCGGCGAATGGCTACGGACATTCTCAAGAAGTCCCAGAAGCTTCTTTTTACGGTGGGGTATAGCTCCTCGAATCCTACGGGCGTGGGTGCTATGTCGAATAATGATTATCGCAAGATCGAAGAAGCCGTCAAGCGAACAATGAAGCGGATCGGGTGAAGTCCGAATGGCGATCAATCAAACCGTCCTTCAGGGGCAAGGCGTCGGGCAACAGGTCGGCGGCGTTTCCCAGGCAACCTATCAGCAGGTGCAAGATAGCATAGCTCGACAACAACAGACCAACGGCGGCGGCGGTGGCGGCTATACGGCACCGGGCAAACCAGCGTGGGCGGTAGTCGGACAGGATTACGAGTCGTTGGCGTGGCTAATTCTGGGGTTGATGTAATGCCTTTACCCGATGCCCCCATTGAATCGCCTCGCGTGTATAAGATATTGAAGACCAAAACTCTCTCGGCGGAAGCTCCGAACAGCCTAAGCCAAGCCGATATAGCGGCGGTTGGTGATCCCATCAGCGTTGAAATGCTCAATGAAGACGAGCTAAGGCGGTTAGTCTTGGTCAATTTGGCCCGCTTGACGGTCAAGCAAGAATGGGACGGCCTCCTGGGATGATCTAATGCCCCTACCCGATGCCCAAAAACGAAGCGATAGGGTCTATACTCTCCTTCAGAATACCGACCTCGAGAACCTCGCCTTTGCTACTATCCAAGCTACGGGCCAGCCTATCGCGATTGAAGAAATGTCTGAAGACGAGCTAAGGCGTTTGGTCTTGGTGAATCTTGCCCGCCTGGCCGTCAAAGGCGAATGGGACGGGTTGCTCTCCGCCGGTAGTGGCGGCGGTGGGAGTGCGGCGTATATCGGCGACATCATGCAAGCTGGCGACGATACCTTTTGCGCCGATCAATGCCCCACCTACGGCGGCCACTCAATTACAGCATCCACCCTGGGCACTAACTATGTGATGTGCTACCCCTTCATTTGCCCCAAAAGCGGCGATCTTCAAGACCTGCAAATAAGAGTAAATGCTTCAGCCTCGAACACCCTGAGAGTCGCAATTTACAACAACCATTCGACCAACTATCCAACGACTAAGATCGGCGGCGACACGGACTTTGACTGTTCATCAACCGGAGTCAAAACCGCATCCCCAGGAAGCACAGTCACGCTCACGCAAGGTACGACATATTGGGCGTGTTATTGTTGGACTTCTAATTATGGCGCGGCTTCGCCTAACATTTGGATAAACAACGGTTCGCAAGTCGGATGGCAACAGACCATAGACCAAAGCCCGAAGGGGTCACTCATTACCACGACGGGTTCAACGAATGATCTCGACGCCACCATGCCAACGGGTAGCTATGATACCGGCGTATCAAAGAAAATAATCTTAGGTTTGAATTGGGCGTGATTTCATCCCGAAACCAAAACCCACTCAAGTTATTCGGCATGAAGTCGTGCTTGGTCGAGCAGAGCGCGACCTCCTCGAACCCGCCTTATTTTCATATACAGCTCGGAACGCTTCCCGAGCTTGGTTCAATTTAACTTCTGATATGTCGAGCGTGATTGTGACCATAATTCTGTATGAATATCTCACCGGCAAATCAACGGGAATACTCGATGCGGTAGGCGACACGGCGGGATCGGTTTATGGATGGATGATAGACGGTTGGAACGCCTATCGGTCAAGCCCAGAGTATCAAGAAGAATATCACGAAAGAGCGCATTCGCCTTTTGGCGGTTTGCATAACCTCTGGGATAACATCATTTCATCAATCTCGGGCGCTGATATAGCCCGTTGGGAAGAATCACGGCAAGATTCGTGACCTTTACCCCCCTACTTGAAGGGTCATTTTGTGCTTTTCTTGCGCCTTAGAATGCCGGTTATCCATTGAAACGGCTTCTTTTTGTTCATTTCATCAATCTCCCTGGACAGATCATCACACCGTCGCACCCACCACTCGACGCGAGCTTGAAGCTTTAGTAATTCTTCGTGGAGCTGTTCGGGCGAAGCAACCGCCATGTTGGGAAAGATGAGGTTTCCCATAGCTGATGAAACCGTGACGGTGGTTGAAGTCCCAAAGTAAATGATCGCATCAGACACCCAAGCAGAACGCCCCCTGTGTTGAACGCTGTATTTGGGGATTGATTCAATGAGTGAATAGGCGGCGGGAGTCAAGCGGAAAGAATGCGTAGCTCCCGCAGGACGCCTTTCAAGAATCCCATCTTCAATTGCCATTGATCCGCCCCCTGAAAGAATGAACACCTCGAGAAGAAACCGGACAGGCATCAAGCTCACGAATTAACCGCACCTCATCCCAGGAAGTGACCTCCCAATCTTGCCCACATGACCGACATTCAATCTTCATGTCCAAGCCCCCAGAGTCCTCTGGGTTTCGACGCCTTCACGCAGACTGTCCGAAACCTGGAAGGGAACCAGCGCCCTGCGGTTCGCCCTCAATGGATCAGATGACCAAGTATCGCCATCAAACTTTGAATGCCTCCAATCAACAGGCATGGCGATAAATGGAAACTTGCCCCACAAATAAAACGACTGAATAATTTGAGTCGGCTTTCCAAGTATGGGGTTGAACCATTCGCAAGCTCCGCCGACATTCTCAATGACCCACCACTTAGGCGACAGGTGTTCAATGATCTCCTTCGCCGCCAGCATCAATGAAAGGTCGGGTTCGTATTCTTCACCGTTGCGACGGGCGGTAGGCATAGGGGCATCAAAGCCCCTCGAGAAGTCGGTGCATGGAGGTGAAGCCCATACTAAGTCAAACACGCCCAAAGGCTCGATCCAATCAAGCCATTCGGTCACATCTCTAAGCTGAGTGTGGGGTCTATCTCCCAAGAGAGGATTATTTTCAATCCGCACGACTTCCCATCCCTCACTCTCGACCATAGCGGCGGAAGCTCCACCAAACCCAGAGAATAAGTCAAGCATTCTAAGAGTCATGGCGCTCGCCTCCTGCGGGTGTGTCCAAACCAATAATCACCATAGCAAGACCACTTTTGATTACCCGCATACTTCGGGTTAGTACCCTTTCTTGGCTTGCTCAAGATCAACTGAGGGTGACTCTTGAGAAAATGGGTTCTCAGTCGGTTAGCCTCTGATCGAGTCTTTGCTTGCAGTCGCACCTTCACCTTCACGCTCGCCATGTACCGCCGACCCTATCATGACTTATTACCATATCGTAATACTGCTACTGCATAAAATATTACCAATCCGCCGATGGGGCGGGCGTAGCTCGACCTCCTGGGATCCGGCAAGCCGAAGTGGCTTAGAATGCCGGCGATAACCAGCGTAATAGCCACCGGACTAAGAAGATATAGGTTGTTTAACTGCAAATATTCATGTGATAGGGTGCGTTGGGGTAGGTGTCGCGGTGGTGTCGGGATCTATGGAGAGCTTGCTTCTGTATTGCATGGTGATTTTGCAGGGTATCAACCTTATTTTACTCCTGTTTTTGGCATCACGCGGCACAGGATTACTCCTCGAATTATTCCAAGCCCTGGACGGAAAGATTGCCGAAGCTATCACGAAGCTAATCAATGAAGGTTCTATTGATATTGAACCGCCCAACCCCATACAGGCGTTGATTGCGTCGGTGATGCAACAGAAAATGGCCGATCTTTCACCTCGAGATCAGACCGGCCAATTTGTCGAGATCAAACCCAAGCTTGAATAACCGCATTGGTAGTGCTGAACCCGATGGCCCGCCGCAAGAAAGCAACCCGCCGCCGATCTCCGCGCTATAAATCGCTTTACACAATGGCCGTTGCTTACGGAAACCTCTCCATTCTCAGCTACGGGATCGCCGGAACCAGCCCTTATGGGATGATTGTCCAGGGAGCTGATACATACGACAGCTCGGGCGCGATGACTACCGGCTCCGAGTCGGTTTCACTTGCCGACATCTTGCAGAACCCGAGCCAAGCCTTCACTTCGATGAACGCCAATATATCGGCCAGCGCCGCGAGCATGATGATTCAAGCCATAACTTTCAATGCTGGCGCTAAGATTTTTCGTAAGGTCATGGCGAAGCCGTTCAGAGAAG